AACTGCTCACTTCCTGAATTAGAAGCATGTATGGAAGTATGGGGATTTATGGAAATGATTCATTCACGCTCATACACCTATATTATTAAAAACGTCTATTCAGACCCAAGTGAGGTATTTGATAAGATTGTCACTGATGAGCGTATTCTAGAGCGTGCTAAGAGCGTTACAGAGTCTTATGATGATTTTATTCAATCATCTCAACAATATGGTGCATCAGATACATGGTTACATAAACTTGAAGGGGTATCATACGCAAAAGAAACGATTAATGATGTCAAAAGAAAACTCTACCGTGCCGTTGCTAACGTTAATATTTTGGAAGGTATACGCTTTTATGTCTCGTTCGCTTGTTCTTTCGCTTTCGGCGAACTCAAGCTCATGGAAGGTTCTGCCAAGATTATCTCTCTCATCGCAAGAGACGAAAACCAACATTTAGCTATTACTCAGAATATTCTGAATAAGTGGCGTGATGGTGACGATCCAGAAATGAAGCAGATTATGAAAGAAGAAGAGGAATGGACATATGCTATGTTTGATCGTGCTGTAAATGAAGAAAAGCGATGGGCAGATTATCTGTTCAAGGATGGAAGTATGATTGGACTTAATGATAAACTTCTTCAGCAATATGTTGAATGGATTGCAAATCGTAGGATTAAGGCAATTGGTCTTAAACCACAATATGATATTTCAGCAAATAATAATCCTCTTCCTTGGACTCAGCACTGGATTTCTTCTAAAGGTCTTCAGGTGGCACCACAAGAAACGGAAGTTGAGTCCTATGTAGTAGGAGGAATTAAACAAGATGTTACCAAAAATACTTTCGCAGGATTCCAATTATGATGAATGGTGCGAGCAGGAAATCCTAAACGCATATAAAGAAGCAGCAGAATGTGATGATTATTTGTTTGGAGATTATGACTATTGTAAAGAGTGGATTGGTATAAGCACCTAAAATATTATAGATATGGGAGAGTAATCTCCCATTTTTTATGCCCAAAAATCAACTTAATAAAGAAGAACTTAAGGTTCGTGTTTTAAAATTAAAAGATAACCTTTATAAGGATCACATTCGCCCAGAAATGGATATGAAAGGATTAGCGCATAAATATCTGAACGAAGTTCTTGATATAATTGATGAGTATAGATATTGACTATGAAAATCCTTGGATCTATAATGGGGAACCTTTTACTAGTTCTGATATTGGGGACAATTTTGGTTTTGTTTATCTCATTGCCAATAAGCTCAACCAACGAAAATACATTGGTAGAAAATATCTTTGGCAGTTCAGAACACCAAAGGGTAAAAAAAGAAAAGTAAAATCTGAATCTGATTGGAAAAATTATTATGGATCTTGTCCGGAACTTAAAGACGATATTGTCAAATTTGGTAAACAAAATTTTAGTAGAACTATCCTATCATTACATAAAACAAAGGGCAAAACTAATTATGAAGAAACGAGACAGCTTTTCGTGAATAATGTTCTTTTAGAATCCCTTGACAACGGACAGCCAGCGTTCTATAATTCCAATGTCCTCTCCAGGTACTTCCGAAAAGATTATTTTAATCTTCTTGACGAGTAATTTTTATCTTTCTTCTTAAAAAATGAACATCTTTAACAGTTTTAAAAAAGTCATTCAGTATGCTAAAGAAGGCTATGATGCTGGATATAACGGGTCAAATAGTAGTAATGTCAATGCTGTTAGTAATTTTAAGAAGATGAAGGATGAAAGTAAAAAAACTACAAATCTGGAAAAAACTACACTTGATAATTCTATGCCATTGACAACTGAAGAACTTGTTTCTAATATTTGCGATTGGTCTGTTGATTTAATTAATGATCCAAGTACTTCGCAAAAAAACGCAGAATCAATTTACAGTGAATTTGAAGAATGGATTGATCCGGAACATGATGAACTTGATATATTTTATTTGGATCTTGACAAATCCTAAATATTAACTTATTATGTAAAATCCCTATTATGAGTAGGGTTTTTTGTTATGAGATTTTGAGTGCGATTTAGAGCCGTGGGTGCTGCCCCTGAGAAGGGGAACTTCTCCTTTACCTATACGGATGTAGAGTTCTATTAAAATTAATGCTTTTTAAAACACTTTCAATTCTTGCTATTGCTACTGTAGGATTGGCACCCCTTCAAGCAAAAGCAGCGAGCGGATGTTCCCTCGCATCACATTATGGAATCGGTGATGGATATCACGGGCAGACAACTGCCAATGGCGAACGGTATAATGCTTATGGAAAATCAGTAGCACATCGTTGGCTTCCATTCGGAACAAAACTAAGAGTTACAAATCAATCTAATGGAAGATCAGTAATTGTGCGTGTAAATGATCGCGGTCCTTATATCGCGGGTAGAGACCTTGACCTTTCTTATGGTGCATTCTCTACTATTGCTTCACCAAGTCAAGGTGTTGCTACAATTTGCTACTCGCGGGCATAAGTGACTAAAAACTGAATAATAAATAGAGGAGAGCGATTGCTACTCCTTTTTTTATGTTTAATTTTAATTTTGGTAAGAAGAAGCCAGATAAGAAAAAAATAATAATCATAAGTATATTACTTTGCGGCATTGTAGCAACACTTTCACAATGCTCTGGAGTATCTGAAAATGTATTGTGGGATTTGTTGGACGAAATTCAAAGAAAATATTTCCCGCAAACTATTATTAATGAAATTATTATTCAAGATCCTAACAAAGTAGAAAGAAGAGTACATAGGGATGTTGATAATGCGATTAAAGAGTATGAACGCTTGACAAAAAATTCAGAACCTCCTATAATAACGTTACCTAAATTTATAGAATCTCCTTTGAATAAAAATTTGTGCTACACTGAGGAATGTCAATCTTTAGGCGGAGAAATGAGGCTTTGTGCTCCTTGGATTGATACCTGTAAGGACACTTCTGAAACTGGCCAAAGGTATTTGCCAGAAAATCAAAATTCTGTTAATGTAAGTGAGTGGTTGAGAAACGAACCACTTGAACCTTGAAAACTTAACATAATGCCCCTGTGGTGAAATGGTAAACACAGTTGACTCAAAATCAACCGCCTACGGGTTTGTCGGTTCAAATCCGACTGGGGGCACTTGACTATCATAGAATCTTGTTTTATAATAGTCTTGTTCAAGCGAGTGAGACTTGGTAGTCAGAGAGGTCTTATAAACCTTTTCCGCCAGATTAGCGGCTTTGACCTGGTTCGAATCCAGGCACTCGTACCTTGCTCGTTTAGCCATCTGGTGAAGGTAGCGTTCTCATAAAGCGCCTCAGGAGAGTTCGATCCTCTCAACGAGCACTTGACAATCTGAGATTTCTGCCTTATGATTGTCTTATAAATGGTTCTGTTGCTTATTGGTTAAAGCCTACACCTTATAAGTGTAAGAAGAGAGTTCAATTCTCTCCAGAACCACCTTGCCCGTGTAGTCCAGCGGAAGAGACAAACGACTTAAAATCGTTCCAGGGTCGGTTCGAATCCGACCACGGGTATTTGACAATCTTTGTCAAATATGATATAAATTATCTTATGGGCATCAAAGGTCCAAACTTTGAGTAAGTCCTACCCCTCCTATGCCTCTCAACGATGCACAAACCTGGAGGCCTTGGGCTCATAGTTAAGCGGATATAACTACCGCCTTCTAAGCGGTCGTCCCTGGTTCGATTCCAGGTGAGCCTGTTCTAACATTATGTTAGATTTTATAATTAACAAAAAATTGATATGCCTAAAAAACAAGTTGTAAACACTTCTTACGATCTTGGTTATTCTTCTAGAAATGAAAACCATGATACGATTCGTGACATTAGAATTAATTTTGAAAATCCTGATGATGAGTTTCTCATGGAAAATTTGAACACCTGGCTTCGTGCTATTGGGGTTAATCTTGAAGTCATTCAAAAATAATATAAAACTTGACAATTAAACTTAAATAGTTTATAATTGTCTTATATGCGGGGTTAGTTCAGCGGTAGAACGCTATCCTTCCAAGTTAGATGTCGTCGGTTCGATTCCGATACCCCGCTCTTGGAGTTTATCTCCATATATAAAAGTGATAGAGGGTAAGCCTCTGTTATATCCTTATGAGGTATATTACGCTTACTCCATCATAAACACACACAAACACACAAGGAGTAAAAATGACACCTTACGAATTACGCTTTGAGATTTTTAAACAAGCATATGCCCATGCTAATGATGAATATTTTGCGAGATATAATATAGTTGATAATCATAATAAGAATGCTGGAAGTAAATGGGAATATCCTTCATTTCCTTCTTATGAAAAGATTGAAGCACTTGCAGAGAAAATCAACAATTTTGTAAGTTCTAAGTG